ATGCATAATGAAAACTATCTTTTCCGGTAACATAACAATAACAACCAGCAAAGAAGACGGGGAATATACCGCTACGGCAGAATGGAATGGCAAGGGTATAACTTCATCGAAGACCAATCGTGAATACGCGTCAATTGGGGAACTATTCGGAGAGTTGAAAAAGTTAGCGATAAAGGAAGGGGAGAAATGATATCCATTCGACTCGATGATCTTATAATTATTGCAGTATGTTCTTTTGCTTTAGGTTGCGCCTTTGCTGCATTTATCTGGTTATGGTCGAATGAAATAGCAAACAGAAAGAAGGGTATTGAAAATGGCTAGAATTAAAAAGAACAAAACAAAGATACCTGAAAGATGGTTGATAGCTGTTGATTATTTAACTCAGTACAGAACAGTAAAAGAAATAAGAACACAAATTGGTAGTGATTGTAATTATGTATACGACTTAATGGGAAAGCTTCAATCATGCGGAATAGAAATAAAAATGCAAAAAGCTAAGGGTGGATTCAAAAAGTATGTTATACTATCAAGCAGGGAAACGGTAGAGAAATGTTTAGAACTTGATAAAGAAAAAGCCATAGAAAAGTTAAGCGAAAAAATGTTTCAGATAAGTGAATTAAAAGAACTTGACAGAAAGTACAATCAGGGAATGCCGTGGTATCTTATATCAGATGAAGGTAAGGCAATATTCAAGTCAACGGTTTTACCGGATAGACAAATAAAAATAGTTTGATAAAATAAAACAATATTACTCGTATGGGTAATAAATAATGATTTTAGGAGTGTTTATGAAAAAGGTGTGGTTCATCGGGCGTAAAAGAGGCGCGAGCGTTGAGGTGCGAAGTCAAGAATTTGCAACAAAAGAACTTGCAGAAAGGCATATTGCCGTGTCTCAAGAAAGAGATTCTTCTGATGAGACAGAATGGTTCGTCGCGGAGGTTATTGAAACAGTAAAACCCGCGCCTGTTCCTGTGGAAATACTTCCAGTAACAATCGAAAAAACAGAACAATAAACGGAGGTAACGGTATTTGCTTCATGATTCTAATCCTATCATTTCTTGTAACTGACGCAATCGCCAGTACACCTGTAGAAGTTCCATATCTCGAAACGATGGAACGGATAAAGGCCGTAATAGCCTATGCTATCATGGGACATACGGCAAACGTGATTTGTACTTTAGATTATGGTTAGCTAGAATCAAATAAGGTTCGCCATCAACAACTTTATACCCTTTTTTTTAGCGGGTAACATTAGCCGGTTGAAAACCCATAGTAGGAAACAACCGGCGTTTTTATTTATTGACAGTAAAGCAATGGCATGATATAAGTACCTATCGTTCAGACTTCCTTGATATTGCCCTGCTGGTCTACCCTTTACCAGTGGGGCTTTTTTATTTGATGCTTTACAAACAAGCTTTAATATGTTATTATTCAATACATGAAAACAGTAGGTGAAATACTATCAAAAGCGCGATGGGATAAAGGGTTAACCGTTCGACAGGTAGCTAGTCAAATGGGAGTATCTGCTATGACTATCAGCTTTGCAGAAAAGAAGAACGCAACCCGTAAAATGGTATCGGATGACGTAATTGTAAAGATAGCAGAGTTCTACGGGCTTGACCCTGAACCAATTGTTGCTCAATACCAGAAAGAACAAGCAGCCATAAAGGCAAAAAACAAGGCTGATAGAACGGCAAGGAAGGTAGAGGGATGAATCTATCAAAACTTTTTGAAGAGGTACAAACAGAACTTACACGCGCAAGGGAGAAACATCCTGTAAACGCTAAATACTTGCTTCACCCTGAAACTGACCCGACAGTATCACAACTTGAAAACAGCCTTGTATGGAGACGTAAAGACAACGATACTGCAGAGTCTATGGGTGAACATTCACACTTTGCGATTATAGGGGAAGAATGCCGCGAGATATTCACCGCAAAGACCAAAGAAGAACGTCATATTGAGATAGTGCAAGCAATCGCTACATTGGTACGACTTGATGAGGATGAGGAGATATGACACTTCAAGACCTTTATAATCAAATAGAAGGGCAATTACGCATGTGTCCGCGAAAAGGGGAAGACACTGTTTGTATTCGCGTGTTTGGTGGTACTTTTGGCGGTCAACCTGTACAAAATGTGAAATCTGCCGGATGCGGTTTTGACTGGGATAATGGCAAGTTTATTATATACCCTGAAAAAGAACTTTACAAAGAAGACGTAAATGTCAACTAAAAATACTATCATGCCAGTTAAAAAAGACTCTATACAAAAGGATGCACCAAAAAACGCCGAAGAAACGCGGAAAGACTATAAAATAGGTAAGGGTAAACCCCCAAAGGGTACGCCTTTCACAAGCGAGAATCAGCCTGATAACCCCGGAAGAAAGACGTCATTGCTCAAAAAGTGGATAAAAGATAACGGTATCAGCATTCAGGACGTTCGCCTTGTAATGAAGGGTATCATTATGGATAACAACATAGATGACCTTAAAAAGATAGGCGACGATCCTACAGAATCAATGCTAACCCGAACGATTATAAAGGCGTACTTGAAAGACTTTGAAGCTGGAAGGATAGATACCCTCAATTCAATACTTGACAGGGTGTACGGCAAAGCTAATCAGGATATAAACCTTTCAGGGGAGTTTACGACAGTGACAATAACAGCCAAAGAAAGGGCAGACAGAATAGCGCAACTTAAAAAAGAATTGGAAGAATGACAGAGAAAGAACGGGAATTAAAAGAACTTGAATTGATAGGATTACTAGAGCAAGAAAAGCGCGAACAAATAATATCAAAGTTAAACATATTCAAAGAACCCGCTCGATATAAGTTAGTTCATGGTGGGCGGGGATCTGGTAAATCACAATCAATAGCAAGTCTAATAGTCCAGAAAGCGCAAGTACAAGAGGTAAAGGTGCTTTGTGCCCGAGAAATTCAATATTCATTGGAGGAGTCTGTATATGCCCTCATCGTTGAAACTATTGGTAAACTGCAATATCTTGGTTGGAAGATAACCAAAGAAGGGATAGAGCATCAAAATGGCAGTCGATTTATATTCAGAGGCTTAAAAGATTTACGAGCCGCTGATAGCGTCAAGAGCATGGAAGGTATAGATATATGCTGGCTAGAAGAGGCTCAAAACATATCAAGGCAATCTCTGAAGATACTTGTACCTACTATTCGTAAGGACGGAAGCGAGATATGGGCAAGCTGGAATCCAGAAACAGAAAGTGATCCGATAATGGAGTTAGCAGAAAAGCCGGATGCAGTTGTTGTAGAGTTAAACTGGCAAGATAATAAATGGTTTCCTAAAGTACTCAAGAAAGAAATGGAAGACGACTTTATAAAGAATCCTGATGAAGCAGAACATACGTGGAATGGACTGCCACGAAAACAAGGTGATAATTGTGTGTTTTCCAGGACATCTATCCGGGCGGCAATGGATAGAGAAGCAACGGAAGAAGGTGCTACGGAAGTTGGTCTTGATGTCGCGCGTTTTGGTGGAGATACAACTCAAGGCTATAAACGGAAGGGAATGAAAATAGTTGACCACTTTGAACTGTCAAAGGCAGATACGAATGAAGTTGTCGATAGGCTTTATATGTTCGTTCAGGGTAATACGAGTGTATCATGCAAAATAGATGAGGGTTATAATCCCGGCGTGGTTGACGTTGCCAAGGCAAAGGGTATCAATGTCGAGGCTGTTTCTTTCGGTGGACAAGCAAGCTACCCAGAATTATACCCAAACAAAATAAGTGAAATGTGGTTTACCTTTCCAATCAACGAGGCTCAAATACCTAATGACCTGGACATAATGGAACAGATGAGCGACAGACGATATAAATATGATAACAAGGGCAGACGATGCATCGAGCCTAAAGATGACTATAAGAAACGGCATGGCGGTAAAAGTCCTGATAAAATTGACGCACTTTTATTAGCCTTCTATGAACAGCATACCTCATGGGCATTACTATAGTAACACTTGTTTTATCAACAGGGTGATGGTATAATACCGGCAAGAGGTAAGGAATGAAAGACGATTTATATGAACGTATGGAAGCGATAAGGAAACCAACGGCTAATCCATGGAACGATACTGATACAACTTGCGGCTTGAAAAAGACTTCTATCGGCTGGGTATCTTTTGGGAATACCGAAATGAATTATCGGAAATACATTGATGGTACTGGATGGATTCCTCTGACGATGGGCGACATGGTATGGATAGGGAAAGAACTGCCGAATAAACAAACCATCAAACAAAAGATAAAGAACTTCTTTTCAAGGAAGGCGGCCAAATGAGCGGAAAGACTGCAAAGATAACTAGGCGCGCCGTTGAACGTAATATGGCAAAGCAAACACAAAAAATACAGACAGAGTTCGTTGAAAGTCATTCAACGGAAATATTTGAAGCGGCTATAAAGGGTATGGCTATCTTCCCCTTGTATAAACGCATAGGGGTAGCCTTGCGTATAATATTTAGTAAGCGGGTAAAGGAAGGGAAGAAATGACACCAGAACAGGAAAAGAAGTTTCATAAATGGGTTATTAAGAATGGCGATAGGACTGATTTCTTTATTAAAGAACTTGAACTAACTAAAGACGCATGGCAAGCTTGTCTCGAAGCAAACGGGATTAAAGAAAATAATAAAACTGAAGTTGATGTTGATTATGTATCATCTTATTTTCAAGTAAACCTTGAGAGAAGTGTAAAAGAAACAAGTCATAGATTTGCAGAGCACTACAACTTAAAAAAGACACTTGAAAAAGAAGCGATAGAAAGGGATCGTGCCTGTATCGTAAGTGAATATGAAAAGGTTCACGGTAAAAGCGAAGTACTTCATTCAACCGCTGATAGCAACCATTCCGCGACTGATTGGGTTATCAATATGATGAAGACAGGCAAGCCGGTGAAGTGTTTGGCGTGGGATATGCCCGACGATAAGAAACAAGAAATACTTATAACGGGATATGACTCCAAAGGTTCTGCAAGGTATTTAGGAACAAATGGATGGTGGAGATTTGCCGAGCCTATCACTGAATGGAAACCACAGATAGGGGACGCGGTTTTTGCAAGATATAAAAACAAAGAAGATAGATACATAACTGTTACAGGCAGGGTGTATAAAATAAGGGATGATTGGTGGTATCACATAAAGTGTGTTGATGACTTCAATGTACTGACTGGGATGGAACATATCAAGCCCTTCAACGCTTCAAAAATCGGCAAGCCTTGGGGTGAGATATGATACAAGGAAGTGATTGCAAATTGTCATATGTAAACCAGCAGGGACAGAGACAAACCATTTCGCTGTCGGATAATCCTTATGAGGTTAAACCATTGAAAGGGAAAAAGGTTTGTGGAAGTTTTATGATTCCTTTACATCTTGAAAAATCAGTATTGGAAGAAATTGGATTGATTGATTTTAATAATTGGATTAATGAATTAGAAAGAATACAAACAATAAGGGAATTGATGACGGTAAAATCAAAAGAGTCTAAATTGCTTGAGAAATATGATAGCAAGGAACAACGTTATCAAGCAAAGGTACGCAAGTTTATGAAACAAATGGAGGGGAGAAAATGATAGAGTTTATTTCACCTGTTAAAAAGGAAACAAAGATCGGTACGGTTATCGGTCACATTATCAGCGGTTTATTGCTTGCCTTTATCGGTATAGCGACGCTTATCGTAATGATTGTTATTGGACGGTTCCTGTTCATAGCTTTTATGTGGGCGATTACTTTCAGGATCGGGGGTTAAGTGTGGAAGGATTAACAGGTATCCAGCAAGACGTACTTGACCATATCAAGGCGTACAAAGCAGAGCATGACGGTATGTCCCCTACACGAGAAGAGATGGCAAAGCACTTTAACGTCAGCGCGACGGCTATAGCAGGGACGTTAAAGCTTATCGAAAAGAAGGGGTATATCAAGTTGTATGACGGTATCCCGCGATCAATCAGGGTAATTAAATGATAACCATTGGGGCTATCGTGCTTGTATCAACCCTGTTCATTGCTATTATCGTAATAATTGTTACTTAATACATAAAGGCGTGCTACTATCAGGCACCTTATCTTTTTCTTTGGGCTTCGGAGTTTAACCCCTTACTCCGGAGTCCTTTTTTATGCTCATTTATGCAAATAAACGCTTTACAAATCAACCAATATAAGCGATACTATAGGTAGGTTGATAGACCAAAGGAAGGTATGGTATGGCAAAGTATGACGATTATTTGAAGGCAAAAAAGGATTATGATGATGCTGTTGAATAGAATAATCTGCCTAATGGGCAGAAATACCAGAATGACAAAATGGACGTTTCGGTAGGGCATTGTTCTCTTAAACTTGTAAGAGCGGGACAGCAATATCAAGGCGGTCAGAATTATTGGGAGTCGCCCGGAGCACTTAACAGTATGATACTTTCTGTTATTTTAGATCGAGGTGGCTTTATTGATTTTGCTATTGCGCGTCTATCTGAAAGAGCAACGAAAGCATTAGCCGATTGCGAACAGGAAACCGTTGATAGACTTGCAGATATCCAGAAAGCAAAAGACTCCATTAAATAATTATTACCACGCCGTCGAGTCTGACCAACTCCCGGCACATAACTAAAGGAAGGTCCATCATGACCAGTTTATTTGAGACATTGGCACAAGCGACGAAACCGGAATCAGTCCCTTGTGGACTATGGGAAGATCATCTATGCAACAAAGGATCTTGCGCGGAATGTTGCAGGATAGCTAATCAGACGAATGATGAAGAGGAAGGTAACAAATGAACGAAATAATTATCACGCCAGAGATGAAAGAGGACGCAAAGAAGTGCAACGGAAGTATGGCATGTGGTGTTTGTAAAATGCCAAGAGAGTTTCAGTTACATCCGCAAATGTGTATTGAAGCTATTGCCTCATTACCGGGAGTATGGGACGAAGCGCCGGAATGGGCTGACTGTGCTGATGTAACCTTTACAGACAAAAACAGAACACGAAAGGGGCATACACAGACATACACCCGTACCCTTCCGAAGTCGCTCGAAGATGAGATCAAAGATGCTTGGTCGGAAAAACTATCAATGATGTCAAAAGCAAATCTTGAATTATTTATCCCCGTCATGCTCAAAGAATACAACGAAAGGCAGGTGAAATAATGGACGATACAAAGATCAAGGAAGATAATCCAGTAATTATAAGTTGTCGAACTTGCTGGTATGAAGCATATGCCGATCGGGAGCCGTGTATGTATTGCATGGGTAATCATTGTTGGGCACCAAAAGGAAAGGTCATCCATGAAAATCAAGGATAACGGGAGAACTCTGGTACTCAAGAGCATAAACGATAAAGATTCAGACTGTAATACCTGTCACTATCTGAATAAAACAGCTAATACTGCTTGCCCTAAAAATGTAGATGGCTCGAGAATATGCAAGACTTATCAGAATTGGCGTGAAACTCTTCCATCGAAACTCTCAAGGCTCATTAAAAGGATGATGAGGAAATGAATGAAATCAAGAATACTGTACGCGTACAAGTTTGTTATGAAGAGGGTTGTGACTTATCAGAAAAAGAATACTCGCTGGAAATAATCGGGTTTATCGGATCACTGGATATATCTGATATTGATGAACACAATGGAGTTGGAGACGGTGCGCTGATTCGTGAAGCGGTCTATGAATGGATTGACGCGGATAAATTGCCGAAAGGACAAACCGTCATAACTCTTGACCTGAAAGAATCAGGTGAGTGGGAAGATGTGTTCTGGCACAAATACTACATTGTAGAAGCATACAAAGTTGATAAACTAACATAAATAGTTTGCAATCACTTGCAATAACTTGCAATCCCCTCCATCGCCTCCCGCTTGCGGAGGCGTTTTTATTTATCAGGTGTTACGTATTGCTTAGTTGGTGGAGTGGTTGGTCAAGGTTGGTAGATATTCGATTGGTGGGATTATATCTTTGGACAAGCCGAAAGATCCTCACGCAGTAAATGCGCAAGAATCCGGCGGTTTCCAACTTGCTTATATTCGACCGGAGCCGATCATAGAGCCTTGGACAGTAAGTCACGTTAGCTACTTACCGATTGATAGATTAACATGCTAACGCACGGCACAACTCCCGCTCTATCGACTTCGCCTCTCCGGTGGAAGGTATGTTTTATTGGAGCAAGTCGCTTTTCGCGTTGTCGTCTGCTCTCCCATACCGATGGTCACGTTGTGTTATCCCCTTGACCCCTCAGACAATAAATCAGGTAAGTGTCAGCATTTCAGCCCGTACCCCGATTGACTCCGGTAAATAAAAAGCCCTTTGGCAATCTATTTTCGGTTGGAAGCCGAGACACTCGTATAGGCGTGTACCAATAGATTCCCAAAGGGATTCTTGTATTCTATACGAATAGTCGCGGAGTTCCAAGTCCGTGCGTTGACTTTCATCAACAAAAGAATAATAAATCACAATTAAAAACAAATACAGACTGTGGGTTAAACAACTTATATTAAAACAAGTATTACTTTGCACACTGTTAACATAAACAGGATTGTGTTATTTATAAAACCCTCCCATACTCTTTTGTAAGCGAGGGACGCCTTAATGAACGATTCATCTACCCGGACAAAACGGGTTTATACAAAGAAAATCGATAAAATAAATATCAATAACAGAATGATTAATTCTCTAATCAACAATGAAATGCTTGTTGGAAATCATTCATTAGCAGAATGTTGCCGGAATTGTAAATATATTCGTGGCAGTATCTGTAAAAGGTTCCCTCCTTGCATAGGTCAGACTGCATTTATTCAGCCGATGGTACAGGATACTGATTGGTGTGGATGCTTTGAAAGGGCGGGTAAATAAGTGAAAGACATAAAAATTAAAATAGCATTATCGCTCGCAACAATCCCGGGCGTTATAATTATTGGATGTTTTATCGCAGGTGGATTAGACTGGTTGACCATGTCAGGTTTTAACGGAATATTTTCAAGGATAGTTGCAGTATTTGTAATAATCTTTGTAATACCTTTTGTTTGGATGGCAGACTTTAAGGAAGTAAAATAAATGGAATATGATTCAACGGCAGACACACTTAAACATATAAAGCGCGTAAACGAGCTATTGATATTTGCGGCAACCGAACTTTTGAAGCGTGGCATTTGCCATGATTCTTCAAAACTTGTAACACCTGAAAAAGAATGTTTTGATGTCATCACGCCAATACTGAAAGAATCGACATATGGAAGCCCGGAATACAAGGCAACAATGGCCGAGTTTAAACCGGCAATCGAACATCATCAGAAAAACAACTCTCATCACCCCGAGTTTTATGAAAACGGGATTAGCGGATTTGATTTGTTTGATCTTGTTGAACTATTTTTTGACTGGAAAGCCGCTTCAGAAAGACATTCCGACGGCGACATAATAAGGTCAATAAAAATAAACAAAGATAGGTTTGGATATTCAGAACAAATTGCTCAAATACTTGAAAATACAGCACGGCGTTATTTTGCATTCAAAGAAGAGGTAAAATAAATGGGCGTTATATACGCTAATATCCTTTCATTACTTCAAGCTCAATACAAACACGAAATTAGCAACTACTTTCGATACCTTGCACGTTCCTCGTGGGCGCGATTTAGAGGGCTTGAGAATACCGGCGACTTCTTTGAAAAGGAAGCGGAAGGGGAAAAAGGACACGCGGATATCGTACGAAAGTACATTGAAGACCGTAATGAGGCACTTGATCCGGCAGGGCTGGTATTCGCTGATTCAAGCCTCTTCGCTACTTTCGACGAACTCTTTACCACTGCGCAGATAGTGGAGCGCGAGACCACAGACAGTCTACAAGCCATTTATGCAGAATCATTCAAAGCAGGCGACTACATGACTTGTGAATGGATGATGAAGCTCATTAAAGAACAGGTTCTCGAAGAATCAGAATACCAAACCATCATTGACCGTATCGTCCAGCGTGGCGGTGGCATTGGACAAGAGGAATCAATCAAGGCTTTCCGAAATGACATATCAGCCGTTCACGACATAGATTTATTTCTGGGTGAACGCGCATAATGGGACTTTTTGGGAAAGGCTCAACATTAACAAACATAATCGCTCGGGCTAGGGACTCACTGAAAGTACAGTGGAGTATGCCCCCTAGCCGGACAACTGCTTTATGGACTGATATATTCCACAAGAATACAATGCTAGATCCCGTCGACATGATCGCACGGGATTTTTCTGTTTGTACATTCAAGCTTTTTAATAAAGTCCAGTATCGTGTAGACCCACAGAACGCAAAGCCAATAGGCGACAGTCTTATATATGACCTGTGGGAAAACCCCATGCCTGATCATCCCGAAGTTGATATGCAGTCCGTGCTTTACCTTACGTCGGCATATTACGAAATACTCGGAGAATGTTTTTGGCTTATTGATAAAGACGAACGTGGCAGACCCGCGGGTATTTTTATCATCCCGCCTCTATGGGTATTACTTACTCCAACGCAAGCCGTGCCGTATTTCAGGATTCAACCATTAGGGAATACCGCTTATAAATATTTCAACGCAGACCCGCAAGATGTTGTCTGGTTCAAATCGCCTGACCTTAATAATCCCTACGGGCGCGGGCGTGGACACGCGGAACCAATGGGCGACGCTATCGATACGCATGAGTATTCAGAGAAATACGCAAAGCGATTATTTTACAACGATGCTACTCCTCCAGTAATATTTGAAATGCCCGGAATTTCTAAGCCTGATGCCGATGCATTCAAAGAATCATGGATGCAGAAATTAGGTGGGATGCTTAACGCATACAAGCCGGGAATAGTTTCACAAAAAGACTTTAAGGTTCACCAACTCGCAACCAGCCCGAAAGAGATGGACTTCACGGAGTCACGCAAGTATTTAGTACAGACTGCCAACGAGCATTGGTGCGTACCTCCCGAAATGCGCGGTAACTTACAGAACTCGAATAGAGCAACAATTGATAGTGCTTATTATCTTTGGACAAAGAACGTAGTAGCAAAAAGGCTAAAGATTATAGCATCACAAATAAATAGAATGTTCATCCCTATGTTTGATACGAACATAATATTTGTTTATGACGAAATTGTTCCAGAAGACAAAGAATCTAAAATGAAGATCGCCAATGATGGATTAGAAAAAGGATCGTTAACTCTTAACGAATGGAGAAAGATTGCCAGTATTTGCGGTGTTCAGCTCTTGCCAGATATTCAGCGCGGTGATGTTTACTTGCGTCAATTCTCAGTAACGGAAGTACCAGCAAACAAGAAAGAAGTAATAACAGAACCAATCGCGGAACCCGTTAAGCCTGCTAAGGAAGAAACGCCAGTCGATGAAACTATCGACCTTGGTAAATGTATTGCAGAGATTGAAGCCAAAACAAAGGCTATGAAAAAGTCAACGTATACCGATGACCAGAAAACAGCATTTTGGAAATCATTCGATAATAAAGCAACGGCTCATGAACCACTGTTTGAAAAAGCAGTCAGTAAGTTTGCAGGAACTCAACAAAAAATAGTTAGGGATAAACTTAAAAACATTACGGACATTAAAGAAATAGATAGCATACTTGATTCTGTATTCAATGATAAAGCCAATGAAGCATTCAAACGTTCCCTTGCTCCGGCATGGCTTGCAACGATGAACGCGGGGAAGGATATTGCTCAATCATCCCTCAAGGAAAAAAAATCCGTAAAGAATGATTCACAAGTCTATAACAAACTTTTCAACGCATGGGTAGATAAAAACGGTATGCAGAAATGCACCTACATGAACGATACGACAAAGAAGAAACTAGCCGCACGATTGTCTGATTCCATTGAAGAAGGCCAAGGACTTCAACAGCAGATAAAAAATATCCTTGATGCTTGCGATGGTGTGTATGATGAAATGACCACAACACGGGCAAAGCTGATAGCGCGTACAGAATCATGCAGTACAGAAAATTTTGGTATTGTGTCAACGTACAAAATTGAGGGCGTGGAATACAAAAGTTGGCTTGCAACTCTTGACGAAAGGACAAGGGACGATCACTCAGAAGCAGAAGAAGATAATCAAGACATTCCAATTGATGATCCTTTTATTGTTGGCGGGGAAGAAATGGATTATCCCGGCGATCCTGACGCAGACGTTGGCCAGATCGCAAATTGCAGATGTACCGTATTAGCCTCATGGGGCAATGATTAATTAACTTAAACGGAGGAATATAATGGCAAGAAAAGTAATCACGCAAGGTGATCCAAATGATGTTGCTTCAAGTAATATCGACAAAAACTTTATTGAGTTATACGCAGAGGATGCAACACTTCAAAACAATATCGATACCGTTGCAGGTAATGTGACTGGGCTATCTCTTGCCGGTAGACCTTTTTCGTATACGGCTAAACTTGTTGCAACCGCCGGGGCAACTCCGGTTGTGTTGGTTCCTGCTTCCGTTGTGGCAACTGCGGAAAAGATTTATCTGCGCGGATTCTTGCTTAACGTTTCCGGTAGTACACCATGGACGGATGTCACCGCTACTCAGTTAGTAATTGCAGATACAAATAGTTCTGCAAAAAGTGCATTGACAATTGCAAAAGCCGGACTTATTGCCAATGCGGTTATTGACAGTTTTGCAGATGCGAATACCGTAGCCTCCACTTACGTTCTACTTAATACTGGATTCACCGCAGGCAAGGGATTATCAATGGCAACCGATGCGAACTTTACCGCTGGTTCTGATATTTACGTAACAGTATGGGGGTACATTAAATGATAGGTATTCATCCAACAGCACCAACATGGAGCGCGACAAGCGGGGCAACACCATTAGCAACCGCGACGGCAACAGTAGTAAAAGCGGCAATAGCTGATCCCGTTTCTATTTACTTAACTGACTTGCAGATAGTAAATGTACACGCAACCGTAAGTACTGTGATAACGATACTTGACGATACGACGGTGGTATGGACGGGATACCTTCCCGCGATGACAGTTGCACTTGTTGCAGTCCCTGTCAATGCTCAGCTTTCAGCACCTATTAAAATCACCGCGGGTAAAGCATTGAACATAAAAGCCGTAACAACGGGTGCAACAATTTACTGGAACGCACAAGGATTTATAGCATGAGTGAAAAAAAAGAAAGAGACTTAACCAAAAGCCAGAAACTTGAGATAACGACAATAGTAAAAGAAGTCGGCGGAGAAGGTTCCCGCGTACTTGAGTTTATCGCCTCTACCGAAACCCCTGACCGCTCGAATGACATTATAGATGTTGCAGGGTGGGACTTAACCAACTACAACAAGAATGCAATCTTTGCATGGTCGCATGACTATTCAAAACTTCCTGTAGGTAAGGGCGTAAATGCTTTTGCAGACATTCGAAACAAAGCGTTAAAGATTCAGGTAAAGTTTCCAACAATTGCGGAACTGTGTTCTGATGTTGAGCATCCCAGTAAAGAGGCTCTACTTGCAGACACTGTCTACAATATGTACAAGGGTGGATATCTCAACGCGGTATCAGTCGGATTTCGCGGTCTCGAATATGAACAGCGAAGTGATGATTCGGTCAAAGATCTTCCTATGTGGGAAAGAGGAATCCACTTCAAGAAAGCAGAATTATTCGAACTGTCTGCCGTACTTGTACCATGTAATCAGGAAGCGTTGGTTACCATGCGCGGAATGAAATCATTTAATCCGGAAGGGTTAAAAATGGTTGAAGATATTTTATCAAAATCAAATGTACCAGAAGGTGAAACTTCCGGGGAGGTTGAAGATATGGAAATCACAGAACAGATAAAGGCTCTTACTGATAAAGTAACCTCCCTTGAGGAAAAGCTTAACAGTAACGTAGAAACAAAAGCAGGCGCAAAGTTCTCGGCGGCTACAAAAGCAGAACTTCAGAAGGTCTCTGAAGCTATGAAAGCGTGTCACAAAGGAATGAAAGCCTGTCATGAATCACTCTCGAAAATGCTCGAAGACCCACAGGAAGACCCTGCTGGAGACGAAGGCACAGACGCGGGTTCTGATAGCGGGGTTGAAAAACCAAAACCAAACGACAAGGCACTAGACCTTGCAAGCGATGGCGTAGAGTCAATCGCTCATAAACTTTTTAGTGAGGATAAATAAATGGCAGACACAGCAGTTAGCATTTCCCAAACTGAGGAAATGAAAAAGCTCGATAATTATATCGAAGCAAAGATGAAAGAGATCGAAGCGTCAAAAGCAAACGATCCACTGGTTAAAGAAAAAGTAGCCTTGCAGACGAAATACGCGGAAGCAATGGCAAACGCCAATTTGCAGGAAATGAAGAAAGGACAGAAGTCAGAATCTGACCTGAACCGTTTCGGCGCGTTCGCTTCGATCGTTCTTCGCTCCAACAACGACAAGGGACTCGCCTTGCAGATTGCGGAAAAGGATTATAAAAACGATCCCTTTATTGTTGAGAGCTTCAAAGCACTTTCAACCGGAACGCCGTCCGAAGGTGGATTCTTTGTACCGGAAGTTCTTTCTTCCATCGTTATCGATACCCTTAACCCTAATCTGATTTATACTCAGATGGGTTCAACTCGTATCGAAATGTCCGGTGGAAATATGAACATCCCCCGATTCGATGCAAGGGCGGCGGCAACCTATATCGGTGAAGCAAAAGCGGCTGTTTCCTCCAAGCAGGTTATCGGTAACATTCGCGGATCGAGCAAGAAACTTTCTGCAATCATCCCGATATCCAACGATCTTATTCGTAACGCCAATCCGTCTTTCTCTGGGTATGTTCAGAACAGTTTGATTACTACTCTGAAACTCAAGAAAGACTATACCGCACTGTATGGAACCGGTGGAGAAAACTCTCCCGCTGGTATCAAAACACAGCTTACCTCAACGGAAAAGATCGGTTCGTCCAGTACCGTATTTACCGCCGATACCCCGGCTGATATGCTTGGTGCTCTCATGGCAAAAGATGCTCCGATGACCAGCGTTGGATTCGCGTTCAATGGTTGGCACTGGAAGTATCTGTATAACCTCAAGACCACAACCGGCGCATACATTTTCCGCGACGAAATGAATCAGGGAAAATTGCTTGGTCAGAAGTTCATCGTTTCCAATCAGATTTATTCCGACAACCTTGCCGGAAAGACTGCACCGACTACTAGCAACTACGGCGAAATGTTCCTCGGAGATTGGAGCGAGTTCATTGAGTTCGTTCAGCTCGACATGGAACTGATGGCATTCAAGGAAGCATCGTTCACGGATGAAAACAGCAACACCGTGTCCTGCATGGCTAACGACTTGACCGCTCTACGTGCAATCTGCTTGCATGACTTCGGACTCAAGCACATTGATTCGTTCATCATGAGCACCAACAAGTATTCAGCGACCTAATCGAACACATACCGGATAGCACCTACGTTATCCGGTATGCTTATACGCCTTGCATGAGGCGTTATTAAAAGTAGGGAGAAAATTATGAGAAGCAAACTTATCCAGCAAGTCGATTCGGTGGTATCCGTTCCGGCACAGGTTATCACTGCAAGCGGTAGCGCGTACACAAAGAAAGGAACGGGATGGAAGCACGTTGATGATAATGGTGCACTCGGTCGTACCGATACCGCCGTGGTTATTACCAACATGGGACTGTCTTCGGGTGCGACTGGTACTTGTACGATGAAGGTACAGGAATCCGACGATGACACCGATGGGAATTATGCAGATGTTACAACCGTTGCTGTTCTTCCTGTTGTCTCGGTTACCAGTTCAGCCGCATCGGTAGTCCAGTTCTTTTTCAAGACTTCCGGTCTTAAGAAATGGGTTCGCGTAGTCAATGTGTTTGCAACCGCAGGCGCAAGTGACACTGTGCCGTTCTCACAGACGATCGTACGCGGAGACGGAAACGTTGAAAGTCTTCCCCGTGCGGCAGTCGCGACTGTTTACAGCAAAGCGTAATTGATTAACCGGGGTGATTAAGTTCATCCCGGTTTTCCTTCAAAGGAAGAAATGGAAATCTACAATAAAATGATTCGGGTAAAACCGGATACAAGGAGTACCGATGGCAGTAATCAACGCACTAACAACCTTAGCGAATGCAAAGATCGTAGCGGGGATACCGTCATCAGTAACGACTTACGACGCGACGTTGGAATATCTGATAAACAAAGTCAGCGGAAAGATTAGAAATTATTTAGGCCGCACTCTTGCACGAAGCACGACTACTGAAAAATTACCGGCTACAAGTCGGCAGTATTTGATTCTGAAAGAGTGGCCTATTGTTTCTATCACTTCGCTTTCGTCATCGGATACCGCACTTACCCTCAACACTGATTATCGGCTTGACGCTCAGGATATGGCAAGCGGGATGGTATATCGAGAGTTGGGATGGGAACCGCGGGTACTTGTTACAGGTTTGGTAAATGATATTGTCGCGGCGGCGAGAACACTTGATATCGTGTATGTTGCAGGGTATTATCTTCCCGCTGATGTAACGGTTGCACCGGCTGATCCTCATTATGTTGCAGGTGATGCTTCAAGTTTGCCTCTTGAGATATCCGGTATAGTTGATGAAATGGTTGTAGAAGAATACTTGAGAATCAAAACCCATTCACAAGGAGTAACTGGATATTCAGAGGGCGGAATAAGTTACACATGGGCAGGGTCAAGAAACATAAACACAGTCAATATGGGAATAAGCGATGAGCACGCGGTTGTATTGAATAATTACAAACGGACGGTAATAGCATGATAGAAAATGCAACCGTCGCAATATATGTGCCCGTACAAACGCAAAGTGACGAAGGAACAATCCGCAACACATGGGGGTATAAACAAGTCCCTGCTCTTGCGCCTATTGAAACCTTTCGGGCGGATGTACAGTCAAAAGTATTATCGCAAGTTGAACAGCAGGTATATGGAATATCTAATCAAGCGGCTGATGTTAAAATCATGTTCGCTGATTATACCGAAAATGCAGATATTCCAAACAGGGCGAAAGTTGAAAGTGACATGGACGGAAAGACAAAATATTATACCGTTCGTGCTATGAATGTTTGGCAGATTCATGCGGAATATTTATTGTTGCCGGTGGTAGGCGAATGACGACCAGTGAAGCAAAAGCAGACCTGAAAAAACAGGTATCAGATATGCAGGCACGATTTAAGGCGAGAGCGCAAACAGAACATACAAATCTATATACGCAAGTAGCAAAGTCATGTATGCAAGTTGAAAATACAGCGAAACGAAAGATGACAGACGCGGTAACGGATGATGCAATATCTTACGGAAAGCGCGGACATCATCCATCCGTTCCGGGTTCGGCTCCGGCTGTTGACGCTGGAACATTGCGTAGAAGTGTAATGCATGACGTTACGTCTTTCGGGGGGGCAGTTGAAGGACATGTTGGTTCTACGATAGTCGTTCCCAATTATGGAATGTTCCTAGAAAATGGAACTTCTAAAATGCAACCGCGTCCGTGGCTTATGCCTTCGGTTGATGAAAATATGAGTAACATACGGGATAACATAAAACAGGCAGTTGTAAGTAAAGACTTTACAGTGAACGACGTAGCGGTGGAGGGATGAAATGCTTGCAGTAAAAAAAGCAGTCAGAACATTTATAATTGCTGATACTGCGCTTGTTTCTGCATTTGTAAGCGTTGCCCATATTGTGGACGCATGGCCGGGAACAATAGAAACATTTCCCTTGCTTATTATAACAGAGGAAAATCAAAGTGACATGGAATATAAAGACAATCTTCCAACAATGTCAAGGGTAAAAATAAAATGCGATATTTTTACGAAAGATGACGCGGCGTATCCTACGAGTTCAACTTTAGGCGGTCACGTAGCGCGGGTGTTCATGGCACAGTTTTGGAATGCTTCAACAAACGGGGAAACACCTGACGATACAGTCGGGGTTAGACATAGAGTAATGCGATTCAACCGGGAAATGCTTCCCGGAAATCTATAATTTTCGGAGGTATATATGAGTGGCTTTTTAGCTCCAATGATAGGACTTGACGGGTGTTATCTCGCTAAGTTATCGACAGATGTAGCTGGTGGCTCTGCAACATGGGGTACTCCAGTTTCAGTACCCGGAATTGTTAAGGCTTCAATCAAAGCCAATGGCGCGCTTATAACTGATTGGGCAGATAACCGTCAGTTCTTCTTGACCAATTCTCGCGGGAACACGCAGGGGTCTTTTGAGTTTGTTGACATTGACCCGACGTTGCTTGCCGATATGCTCGGCCAGACTCGTGCAAACGGGATAACGGAAGAGCGCCCTCTTGACCAGTCAAATTATTACGCGGTTGGTTTTCGTGTTTGGATCGGAGGTAACCAAAGTGACGGTTCTGCAATCTATCGATACGTATGGCTGCTTAAAGGAAAGTTTGCATTGCCTGATCTTGATGGCGAAACAAAAAAAGAAACCATCAGCCCGAAACATATTGCCCTGTCTGCCGAGTTTATCGCTATCAATGGCGGCAACAATCAGATCATGGCAAGCGGAAGGAATGACTGGGACTTGACTATCGGTTCAACGTGGTTCAATCAGCCTGTATATTCTTCGAGCGTTTCTCTTTCAGCCGTTACGGTTGGAACAGTTACCGGAAGTGCTTCTGCTCACACTCTTACGATTCCTTTCACAAAGGGTTCGTCTGAAACGTTTGCCCTGGTTGCACCGACTGACGATACTCGTATCGTTATCACTGCAAACACTACCGGACTTCTTCTTGCGGGAACCAACGCCTATGTGGCAAGCGTGGCTGGAACAGCGCCGACTATTACGATTACCAATGCAAATATTTCGGCGGCATCGTACAACGTTGCGGTAGTCAATGTTATCGACAGCAATGGAGTTAAAGCGACTCCGAAAGCGCAGGATGTTACAGTTTCGTGAGGATGAGTTCCCGTCTGAAATATGGCGGGAACATTTTTGCAATTGTTTATAAAGGAGTTTGTAAATGAGTGAATTGGAACAGATTAAAAGCAAAAAAGAATATATCATAATTGGTGGAAAGGAACGTGAGATAAAGTTTGGTATGGCTGCCTTTGCAAAGGTAGAAGAATTGTATGGAGACCTTGCGGAAATGGGTACGGCAATGACTGCAAAACCTTTTACCGTTCTTCCAAAAGTCATCCTTTACGCTATCAAAGACCGTGAAGGACTTACAGAAGAAAATATGGCAGAAATGCTTGACGAAAATTATAACATTAACGATTTGAAAGATATGCTAACAAGTGCAATATCATCATCTATGCCAACCGCAAAGAAGGGAAAAGGAAACCCTCCGAAGGCCGAGTAGATAAAGGGTGGCCGTGGAAGTACTTCTTTACAGCGGCGCAAACTGAACTCGGCAAAAGTGAAGAATGGTTTTGGGACGTAACACCGAAAGTGTTGATCGTAATGTTGGATGAAAAGAAAAGAATCGATGTTGAGAAAATGCGCGTTGCCGGATGCCTGAACCAGGGCGGTAAGGTGACGTTACCTAGTGAAGAAGATGACAGAGGAATACCGGGAATTGATTATCCGATTGGCGAAAACGAACTAGGGTTTTAAGGGAGACGGTTATGGCTGATGAAGAGTACGGAATAAAAGTAAACATAGGCGCAGATGACTCCGACTTTCAGAAAGTCATAACCGAAACCATAACGGGACTTGGCGATATCACTGACTCTTTCGACAAAATGACCAATGAGAACAAGCAAGCATTTGCAGACCTTGCAAATCAGTTTCAGGCTATTGATGCAAAGGCCAAAATATGGGGCGATGATTCTGATGTTGTTGCTGATAAACAAGAAGCCGTAAAGGAAGCAATCAATAAATTAATATCAGAGGGTATTGATCCTGCAAGCAAGCAGATTCAAGAGCTGAAAAAATCTTATGATGAACTAGCAAGTTCCGATAAAAGCGAAGTTCTAGAAAAATCTTTTGCCTCTTTACGAGATATAATGCAAGGGCCTGTAGAGGCGGCTAAATTAGTGATTGAAGCATTAAAAGGAATTGCAGAGCAGCTTGCAGAATGTACAAAAGAATATGCAGAAGATGAAGAGGCTACTCTAAAGTTTAATTCAGCTATAGACGCAAGCAACGTACTTACTGGAGAGGCAAAAAAAAGGCTTGAAGAATTAGCAATAGCAACCGCAAAAGCAACTGGAGAAACAAATGCACAAGCTGAAAGCCAGATAGCAGCTCTTGTGGCAACAGGTAGAAACGATGAACAGATAAAAAGAATGGTAGATACAGCAAAAGGAATGGCGGCAACATTGCCCATATCATTCGATGCTGCGTTATCATCATTAAATAAAACTTTTGACGGAGTTAAGCCGCGGATAGAGGGAGTTAAGGGGATTACGTCAGATTTAACAGCAGCGCAATTAAAGAACGGTGATGCTATAGATATTATTAATAAGGCATATGGGAAGTTTGCTAATACACTTGATGGTGATGCAAAAAACTCATTAGCCGCAAGCACTAATGCTTGGGGTGAGTTTCGGGGTGCTATTGGTGGCATAGCAGACACTTTTATAAAACCGATACGAGATGAGATAACAAAACTTGTTACTGGTTTAACTGACTGGATAAATAAAAGTTCTGGAATAAAAACCGTACTGTCTATTTTATTTCCAATTTTGACAGGAGTTGTTGCAGGGCTTATAGTATTTGTGGCAACATTGGCAATAGGCCCAATAATTGCCGTGGCATCAGCTGCAATAGGGGTTTTAACGACAGCACTTGCAGGTATGGGGATTGCACTTGGAGCGGCTACTGGGGGTATTTCTCTGGCAATAGCCGCATTGGTTGCGGGTGCATTATTAGTGATTCAACACTGGGACACTGTATCAGATGCATTCAAAACTCTATTTGCTTATATAGTATTTGGGGTTGAAACAGCAGCAGGTAAATTATCAAGTGTATTTATAATTGCATTCAATCTGGTAAAGACTGCGATGCTTACTTTTGCGCAAGTATATGCCGATACTGTGCTTTCCTCTATTTCTAATCTTCTTAAAATGGCATCAAACATTCCCGGCATTGGTGGTATGTTCAAATCCGCTGCCGCCGGTGTTGATAGTTTTAAGTCATCGATAGATAAAAGCATACAAGCATCTAAAGATGAAAGCATGCAGGCTATTGACACCGCAAATAAAGCAACGATTGCGGCTAAGTCACGTCTTGATTATACATTGCAATCGATACAGAATGAAAAAACATTTCGTGAAGCTGCAAATAAAAAAGATATAGATGGACAGAAAAAAACTGAATTAGCTAAACAAGGACAAACAGCGGATACGGTGGCATATCAAGATGCACAAAACGCAAAGGCAAGCCAATCCTATATAGATTCTCTTAATAAACAAAAATCTGCGGCTATAGATTTAGCAGAAAAGAAAGAGGAATCGGTTGAAGAAGTTGTAGCAATTGCAAAAGATTATGACAATCAGGAACTGACCGCTTATACAGAGATGATTGAATCAGAAAGGAAAGTAGCTCTTGCAGAGGCAAATAAAAAGGGAGCAGATGCTGATACAATAGCAAATATAAACCAGCAATATAATGACAAGATAACGACATATGAACAGACTCAATTAACTGCAAGGGAAAAACTCAATACCGATTACACAAAAAATCTTGAAGCAAAGATAAAGGAACGGGCTGATTTTGAATTGAAGTGGGCGAAGCAGGGAACAACTGATAAACAGACTCAACTAGATTTACAATATGCGGCTGATATTGCAAAGGCTAAAAAATTAATCACCAACGAAACTGAATTAAATAACACTCTTCTAAATATTGATAAAAAGTATGCATACGATTCAAAACAAGTTGCACTTGACAAATTAAAAACTATAGCCGGTTATGGTAAGTCGGTAATATCATCGGTCGGGGGTGATGGAGCGGAAGTATTAAATAATGTAATAACTTCAACCACAGACGTAGCAACTGCGGCGGCAAGTGGTTTTACAAACATACAGGCAGACCTAGCAGGGTTGACCGATATAATCGGGCTTGCAGGTGACGCAGATAAAAAAAAGTTTGCAGAGTTACAAGAAAAACTTGCTGATATCGCTGCCGAACTACTCGATGCAATGGCTCCGGTGTTGGATTTAATACTTGATATACTTATTGACCTGATGCCAATCTTAGAAGATTTGATGCCAATAATTAAAGATATTTTTGATATCATTGAACCATTTCTACCTATAATCATGGCAATTGTTACTGTTGGTCTTTTCCCTCTTACAGCATCTCTTAAAATTATAAACGCAGTGCTTCAAGAAATGAAAAAGTTTCTTGAACCAGTGCGCGTAGAGTTTCAAAAGTTTGGGGAGTGGGCAAAGGACGCGGGTGATAATTTAATAAAGGGATTTACCGACGGTATAACTAATGCAGGTGTGGCTATATGGAATAATGTAAAACATATTTTCACTGGATTCTGGGACAGCGTGTGTAACTTTTTCGGCATACATTCTCCATCGACTTTGTTTGCAGACATGGGAGAGAATATTATACAGGGTCTTATAAACGGCTTGTTATCAGCCGGATCAAGCCTATGGAATGCGGTATCAGGAATCTTTACCGGTCTATGGGATAACATAACAAATGTGTTTTCAGGGGCTATGGATTTAGGCTCATCGATTATATCTGGTATTTCATCAGGAATATCCGGTCTAACTTCATCCATCGGGGATACGATAAGTAATGTAGCGTCTGGTATTGGTTCTTTCTTTGGATTTGCGAATGGAACTGATTCTGCTCCAGGTGGTTATGCGATTGTTGGAGAACAGGGTCCAGAACTTGTAAACCTTCCTCGTGGTACAAGTGTTACTCCAGCGGGAAAGACGGCTGATCTTCTAAACGGTCTTAATAAATCAGGAACGAGTAGCAATGAATATAATTTTACGATAAATGCCGGACAATCTTTAAGTGCGGCGCAAATCGCTTATGAAGTTAAAAAGCAAAGCCGTGCAATCGCGGCAGGGTTGGTATCGTGAGAAAAATACAGTACGTAAATCAAAACAACGTATCAATTGAGTTTTATCTTGACCCGTTTTTAATAACCGCGCTTGATGGTCTAGACATGGCGACTCTTACTTTGCAGGAACAAAAGTCACCGTTTCAGGATGGATCTGTACAGATTGACAGACTGTTCGAACCGCGCGAAATAAGTATGACTTTTGTAACAATCGCGCCTAATGATTTTCTGCTCATTAATCAATACAAAAGACAGATAATGAGCGTGTTAAATCCAAAATTAGGGCAAGGAACTTTAGTTTATACAAATGATTTTGGATCATGGAAAACAACGGCTACCGCCGAAGGTCCTGTTTTTGCGAATAAAGATTATTCAGTCCCGAATCAATCTGGTAAATTAATATTTTATTGCAACGATCCATATTGGTATGAAACTGTCGAGCAAAGTATATCAATGCAGACCATCGGAGGCAATTTAACTTTCCCGATGACGTTTCCGGCTGGGGGCGTAACGCTTGGTAATTATATCCAGATAACCCAATCGGTTCAAAACTTAGGCGACTGGACAACTCCGGTAAAAATTACATTCCAGAACGCTTGTACTAATCCAAAAATGACAAAGACAACCACGGGAGAGTACATACGCCTTATTAAAACAATGGTTGCAGGGGATGTTATAACAATCGATACAACTCCGGGGAACAAAACTGTCTACTTTACTCCGAATGGCGGGGCTACAGTAAACGGGATTAATTTACTCGATACGGCTTCAACATTTTTCTCTCTCGATCCGGGCATTAATACATTAACGTTTACGGATGATGTTTCAAGCACTACCAGACAGTGTTTTGTAAAATGGACTAATAGGTATATAGGAGTATAATCATGGCAGAAACAAGTCAATTTTTTACAGCGGTTACAGGTTCACCTTCTTACAATGGTAGCGATTTTGCCGCATGGATGTATAACAGACTTTTCCGAAAAGACGGCGTGTTAAAAGGACTCGACAACGCACTTGCCGCAACTTTTGACGGATCAGGGAATGCGCTTGTCGCTACAGGTTGCGCGACAAAGAACGGTTACGGATACCAAAACAGCGCGGTACTGACAAAAGCGTTGACGTTACCAACAGCGGGAAACACAAACATAAATACCGTTATTATTCGAGTAGATGGAACGGCAAACCCGAACTTGGTACACGCGGTTGTATTGGTTGGTACGGGCGTTGCGATTGGCAACACTCCCACGGCTCCGGCGTTAACCGCTGGCTCTGACATTTACCTTGCAGATATTCAATGCACAAATACGGCTGGTACTTATAGCTATGTGGCAACGGATAAACGTGCATACGCGGCGACAATCGTGCATGATACCGACTTAGGTACAGGATGGTTTTCTGTTTTGTTTGCCAATCTGTCTGCCTTTGTCGCTCCAAATGCAACCAATGCAACCAATGCAACCAATGCGACAACGGCGACAACGGCACTTTATGGCATGAACTTCGATTATGTAATTGACTCCGATGCGAAGTTTCTTGCGTGGAAGGGAATGACAAGCGGATGTGAAAAGGTACTCATACGAAAAGGAACATGGACACTCGCATCTG